CACCGCTGCTACAGGCAATGTAGTTCTGGTAGACGGAACAGGCGTAGGCATATTGACCCATACAGTGCTACCTGCATCATGCGGCACAGGTATCAATGTCTACAATATCGAGATCAACGCTGCATCTACTACTGGTGCATGGAAAGTAACGACAGGAGCAGGTGTTGAGGTTATGGCTGTAGGCATATTCTCAGCATAATGCCTAGTCCTAAACAACTAGCTGCTGGACTACAGACCTATACGCCAAAGCGTACTTTGTTGAGTGAGACGATCAATGGCGTTGAGATTACGCCGCAGCAGTCTGCTGCTCTATCTGCAACTAACCCTGCATACCAAGCAATGGACGCATACGGTGAACAGGCTAAAGCTAGATTAATTGGCGCACCAGCAGTAGACCCGTCACTGGACACCTTCGCAGAACAAGCTAGAGCTAGAATGATGGCTAGAAAAAATGCCCTCCGCTAAAGAACTAGCTGCTGGTCTTAGAAACCAAGAGGCAACATCACCTAATTCAAAAGTGATGTTTGTGGGGCAAGAACACGGAAAGAAAACGGCCTTGCCTGACAATGTTAAGAAGATGGTTGAGAAGTATGGCGCGTACTATGAAGGCGCTGGAGGCGATAAGTCAGATGCAATCAAGTATCAAGGTTCATGGGATGACAAAGCTAGTAAGGAAGTAAAAGGCTACCCAAAGGAGTTTCTATACACCCTATTTACAAATAGCAATGTTAATAACCAGAAGAAAAACTTAACACAACCAGACAAGACTATCTTTGATAGCGCACTAGCGGCTCAAGGTAAATGGGGGTACTTCAAGGATCGTAAGTTTGACGCAGATACTCTTAAACAGTTTTTATCAGCATCAGGAATGCTGGATAAGAGTAAACAACCTGCTACTGAGAGTAACGTAAAGAAGTTTATTGACGAAGGGGAAGGGCTGATGTGGCCCAAGAATTGGGAGGAGTATCCCAACCCTGCTGGTAAACTAGCGCAAAAAGCTAGTGAATACAGAACAAACTGGCTTAAATCGCAAAAAGAAGGGGTCTATTTTGTTGGGTCAGACCACATGAAAGAATTAAATAAACCTAAAGCTAATGAGACTGCTCCATCACAACTAGCCAAAGCCCTAGCTAGGCAAGACTCAGTAACGCAACAGCCTCGTAATAGGTTTTTTGGCGCTGTTGCTGACGCTGCTGGCTATTTATCAGATCAAGCCGACAGATATGTAGTACCTGAGCGCGATCCATTATTTGGCGGTATGCGTGGTGGTGATCTGCTGCCGCTAAGGAACGTTAACAGACTGCTAGACGATCTAAGCTACGGTGGGCGCATAACTACAGGCAGAGGACAGACTACAACGCTAAGACCAGAAGTGGTTGATACTGTTGCGTTAGGCGGGGCAATGCGGCCTGTTGCTAAGAGTCTAGGTAAGGCTGCACTGAGAGAGGGCGCTAGACAGATCGAGACGGGTACTGGTATCGGCAGGGCTGCGCTTGATCCTAGAATGAGCATTAGGTCTAGTAAAGATCAAAATATAGCAGAAGGTTTATATCACCCTATCGGTGGTGGAACAAAGCTAGTTAAGCCAATTTCAGAGATGACATCAACTCGCGTAGCAAACACTCCAATGGTTGCAAGACGCGAAATCTCCCCAGAAGATTTGTATGGAGGTTACATAGTGCCAGCGGTAGGAGATAGAACGGCTGCTGGCTCATTGTTAACACATATCGGCGATACAAAATTAGCTAATCCAGTTCAGTTAGAGGGTGGCGCTGACTTCATGAGAACCCATGCGCCATATGGCTCTGCATGGGCTGCTGACAAAGGCGCTGCATCAAGTCTAGCAAGCCAGATAAGAGATGCTGCTCAAGGTGGTAGAGATGTGTATATGCCTCATGTATCAATGGGCCATACCAGCGGTGACTTCTCAACAATGATGGCTAACAGCCTATTAGAGCAGATCGCTAATAGCAAGATTACTAAGAAAGCTGCAAATGAATTTGATAGAAATGTTAAGGCGGTTAGGCCAGAGTTTAAGGGATTAGCGCATCCAGAAACACGCGATATGCTTAATGACAATGGCGCTCTACGCCATGCTTTTGTTGCTGAGATGGGATTAAAGCAGCACTCAAATGCAGGATTTCCTGATCTAGCAACGACAAGAGCAGCAATATCTGAACCCGGTCTTATGGACGCTCCTTTGCACTCTTCGGGCTTCACAATAGCAAAGATGAATCCTGCCGGAAGTATAATTACAGACCCAGCATCTCCGGCGCATACATCTTATAACACGCAATTAGCAGGTAATTATATTGGCGGGTTTGCTGCACAGCCACCAAGAAGCGTTATGTATCCATCATTTTATAATGAGAGAAGGGCTGCTGGTAAACCCGAATCTAGTGACCCTAGATCGTTCCAGCTAGGTCACCCCGGACAAGTTGCCAATCAAGAGTGGTTGGATAGCGTAATGGGATGGATGGAGAAGAACCCAAAGGCTAAATAGGTGGCAACTCTAAGAGTTCTCTTAAAACCTTAGACACATCATCTATTAGCCATTCGGTTTTGGTTGAGAATTGACCGGGAAATGGTTGTGCGCTTTCAACAGCGGCTTCTATCATTACCATTAAACTCTCATACTGGATTTGGTTTTTATCCATGATGATCTCTCTGTAGATGAAGATGTATTATAGCACCATTTATAGGAATTAAGAAAATGACCGAAACTCCAATCGAGAAGTATCTGAACGTAATCGGCGCATACGACAACGAGTACAAGAAGTGGGAAGCTCGTTCTGCAAAGATCGTCAAACGCTACAGAGATGACAACCGCAGCCAGAACTCTAACGAGACTGCAAAGTTTAATATTCTCTGGTCAAACGTACAGACCTTAATCCCAGCGGTCTATTCTAAGCTGCCTATGGCTGACGTATCGAGAAGGTTTGGAGACAATGACCAAGTAGGCCGCGTAGCATCACAGATCATTCAGAGGGCTATTGACTACGAGATTGAGCATTATCCAGACTTCCGGGCAACCATGAAGAATGCGGTGCAGGATCGCTTTCTTGGTGGTCGCGGTGTCGCATGGGTACGGTACGAGCCGCATCTAATTGAGCGTGATATGCCAGAGGATGGGCTACAGATCACCGAGGACGCTGATGAAAAGGATGTAACGAAAGGTGACACCCCAGAAACCTATGAAGAGATCGAGTACGAATGCGCTCCTACAGACTACGTTCACTGGAAGGACTTTGGTCACTCAGTAGCGAGGACATGGGAAGAGGTTACGGTAGTATGGCGCTGGGCTTACATGACGCGCGAGGCGCTTATAGAGCGTTTTGGAGATGAGTCTGCAAAGAAGATACCTCTAGACAGTGGCCCACAGACACTAACTTCCTACGGTCAGTCTAGCAAAGAGCATACACGCGCTAAGATATGTGAGCTATGGGATAAGGAAAGCGGCAAGGTCTACTGGTTTAGCAAGAACAGCAACTACATCATAGACGAGCGTGATGACCCCATCGAGGTAGAAGGCTTTTTCCCTTGTGGCAAGCCTTTGTACGCTACTTTAACCTCTGATTCTCTAGTGCCTGTACCTGACTTTGTGCTGTATCAAGATCAGGCTACAGAGCTGGACATTCTGAGCGACAGAATTGACGGTCTGGTCAAGGCTCTAAGGGTACGAGGAGTATATGACGCAAGCCAGCCAACGCTACAACGTCTACTGACAGAGGGAGACAATAATACGCTGATACCTGTGGATAAGTGGATGGCATTCAGTGAGAAGGGTGGGCTGAAGGGTAGTATCGACATCCTACCGCTAGATGTCATAGCTGCTACGCTCATCAACTGCTACCGGGCAAGAGAGGACATAAAGAGCCAGATTTACGAGATTACTGGTATATCTGACATTATTCGTGGTCAGACCAGTGCAAGCGAGACTGCAACTGCACAACAGATCAAGGGCCAGTATGCCGGGCTTAGATTAAGAGCAATGCAGGAAGAGGTAGCATTGTTTGCGTCTAGCCTGATTAAGCTCAAGGCGCAGATCATGTGTACCAAGTTCCAGCCACAGACTCTATTGCAGTATGCTTCTGCACAACAGATGCCTGAGGCAGATCAGCAGTTGATACCACAGGCTATAGAGCTTCTTAAAGACTCGCCACTAGCTAACTTTAGAATTGACGTAGAGGCTGACAGTCTGGTGCAGTTGGATGAAGATCAGAACAAGCGTAATCGTATGGAGTTCCTACAGGCGTTCGGCGGCTTCTTAGGCCAAGCCTTACCTGTAGGCCGTGAGTCACC